CCCTCCACGAACCGCAGTATGAATGACCACATCTACTGGCTTATACTTTAAAAGAATTCTTTCAAGCTCCTTTTCATCAGTAACGTCAAACCTTGGGCAGTCTAGTACCTTATAATCTCTTCCTAGGTAATCCCTCAGCTCCTTAGCTAAAAACCCATCAGGTCCTGTTATTAAAATATTTAACTTTTCCATTTTTCCGTCCAATACTCTTTAATGCGCTGGTCGTAATTGCCACCGTCTTGAGAGGCTTTCACCATTCCCCAAGTACACTGCTTATCGTGCACTCTGTATAAATACCCTAGCCACTTTTTGCCGGGGTGGATGAGGATATCTTTGTCTGCTAGTTGGCAGTAAAGGTCGTAGTCGGACGCACCCAAGTACTTCTCAGATTTGTATGACATGTGACCCTCCTCATAAAGTTTTCTGCTATAGAATACTGTGGGAGTGTTTACGGCGCAGTGTACAAGCATTTGATTTTTAAAGTCTTCCATACCTTCATACGTATACCCTACGACACGATTTGGTCCCGGAACCAAGATAGGGCTTTGGAAACACATAGGCAACTCCCCTTGAGAATTTAAAGAGCTAACAACGTTGGAGACATAGTCCGTGGTGATTACATCATCCACCGCGACGATTGTAAAGTAGTCCCCAGACATTAACCTCATCCCTTCTTCAACAGCCTCATTCCACGTGTGTTCATAAATATTCTCAGCAGAAGATATTATAACATCCGGACAATCCAAGGTTTTGCGTGCAATATCTAAACTTGCATCCGTGCTTTCGTTATCAACAAAAATAATTTCAAGACTGCTGTAGTCCTGATTAATAATGGAGTCCAAACACTCTTCTAAATACTCCTCCCCGTTGTAGCATGGAATAATTACACTTACTTTTAAAGGAGTCATAACTTTAAAAGTAACTCCACTCGATTAACGTAGGTGTGGTTGTCCAACACATCCTTCCTATTTCTAGCCTTAACATCCTCCAAATTAGAGAAGTCCTCTAAATAAATTTTAACTAACTCCGCCATTTGCTTTGGGGAGCTTGCTTGAGGAACATCCGGGAAAAGGTTCCCCAGCTCCCCAACCTTATCAGAAACTAAAAGCCCGTTCAACCCTAATGATTTAAATGTTCTCTCGTTGCAATCTAAACCTAGAACGTGTTGATACTTGTCATGTATGTTGAGTGTGATTAAACTATTATGCAAAACGTTCGCTTCCTCCTGCCTTGAAATACCGCAATTTATAAAAATACCTAAACTTACACCTAAAGTTTCTAATTCAGTAAAATAGTCCCTCATAATAACTTTCTTTTCGTCAAACCCGTTATTAGCAACCCCACCAACGTAACATACGTCATACTTAAAAATATCATCTTTTTCAGCCTCGTAATTAATACTATCAAAAGCCAAGGGAACATAGTTGATGGTCTTCCATTTATCCCAGAAATCAACGCCTGAGGTGTTTGCAAAAGACCACAGGTGGACATTTTTCATAGAGTTAATCTCCTGAACAAAAGAGTCCGGAGCCTTACTTACAAAATTAGGATGTGTACCCCACTTATCGGGGAATTTATGCGGCTGTACAAACATAAACACTTTAGACGCCCCCTCAAGAAACTTGAGCGTTTGGGGGTTGGTGTGGTTTAATGCACCTTCAGTAGCCATTACAATGTATTCCTTTGGAGCCTTTACTTCTAACACATCTGAATAATATTCTACATCAAACCCTAGTGCTTTCCAGGCGCTAAAATAGCCTTCGTATATCCAAGACCCAGCCCCTCCTCCCTGTCCGTGAAAAAGTACGTAACACTTCATGATATATCCTTTAATAACTTGCGCAACCTAACCGTGGAATCATGGTCCTTTTTAAATCTTTTATGTCCTCTTTCAGCAATGTCTCTATACTTCTTTGGCCTCGCGTCCATATCCTTCGCAATTTCCAATAGCTCATCTTTATTAGAGAAAACCACAATTTCCTCACCAAGGTCGTAGTTATACCTCAAATCCTTAGTCTGTTCTGTTACTAGCAAAGCACCCGTTGCAGGGACTTCAAACATCCTAGCCTTCATCTGAGTTTTTGAATTAACAGAATTTTGGCTAAAACTTAGACCTGCCCGGGCTGAGGAATACGCCCACACCATACTTTCAAAAGACGAATCACTAGGAGAAAAAACATCAAAACTTTTCGACTGCAATGTTTTTATAAACTCAGCACGGTTACCATGCCTACCCCCTACGAAAGAAAATGTATGGCGCCGCTCTTCATTTAAAAGCGTTGAATATACATCAGAGTTGGCATGCCAAGTAGCGTGAACAATATTATTATACCCAATATCCTTATACTTCTTTACAAATCTCTTCTCTGGGGTGGAACAGTAGTGGAAAGACGTGCACACTTCCGCCGAAAAACCATCAAACCTCCAAGAATCATCGCAGAACCAGTTAAAAGTTTTCACGTCTCCTTTCTTTGTTTCTTTTCGAATTGTAGTCCAAGGCTCCTTCGGGCAGTACACAGTACTTCCTGTCATAATACAGAACAACAAATCAGGCTTAAACCTTTTTATCGTCCGATTTAAATCTATATCACCTAAAATAGAAGAATCAAAAAACTCTACTTCATGCCCTAACTTGATTAAGGGGAGATAAAAATTCCAAAAAGCATAATCAAACCTGAAAGGCTCTACATCATATGCGTGCTTTGTTATTGATTGGGGTGCTACGAGAATAATTTTCATTTTAACTCCAGACAATTTTCCCATAATTTAAAAATTTCGTCGTTCGATAATACTTCTGCCCCGGATTCCGCAGATTTTACTCCGTGATACTCAACCCCTGCTCCCTCACATTCAAATTTAATAAAGTTAAAAGTTTCACTAAAAGAGCTGTGATACACATCAGTCAATAAATCATACATCTTCTGTTTATCATCTTCGTACCCTCTAAGAATTGCTTTACCCTCCTTCACGAACTTCTCAATCTTGAGCTTCCAGTACTCCTGGTCGGTTACGAGTCCAAAGAGCAATACTGTATCATGCCCGTCAGCCAAAGCTCTCCGAATAGACTCGTGTGTATTCTTATTCTTATCGATGCTTCCTATAATACCTGCGGTTTTAGGCTTCCCCTTTTTTTTACTTAGAGGGGTTACAACATTAGGAATTACTTTCCCATAAACCCCCTGCCAAAACATTTGGGCGTTAGACACATAAACAATCTCATCCCAGAAAGGGATAATATCTTTTACAGGGAACAAGTGTTTTTCGTGACACGCCAAGATAATTTTTTTAGACGAGTCAGGTTTTTGAGGAAGCCTTGTAAAATGGGCTATAATCCGCTCTTCCGGCTCACCCAACACAAACTCCTTCGTTGTCTTAGCTTGGCACTTATCTAAATGCCAGTCATGGGGACCATAAAAGGTACAATCCAACCCCTTCTCGTTGAAGAGGTTGCACAGATTCACAAACGCAGTTGTTGACCCCCCGGGGGCAGACCAACCGCTAAGTATTTTGATTTTTCCACTTGTCATAAATTTCTTTGTATAAATTAAATCGATGTACAATCTGTTTATTTATATCATACAGGTCGTCTGTAATACTTTTAAGATTTTTGCCCATTTCCGCCCTAAGCTTTCTATCCTTAACAGCTTTACTTAAAGTTTTAACCCAAGTTGACCTTGGGTTATCCTTAGGGATTAAAAACCCAGTCTCTCCGTTCACAATAATATCACTGTAACATCCCACGTCAGACGCGATAAGAGGAATCCCATATCTCCCACTTTCCATCAATTTGATTTCTGATTTAGAATCATTAAAATTATTAAATTGTAACGGGGCTATATTAAGGTCAACAGCAGTATAAAAACCTCCATAATCATGAGAAGGTCTTGCGGTGTACACCCCAAAATTTCTATGCTTCATACCCCCCGTGATAATTTTAGTATAATTATCCCAAACATCCTGTTGCCAGTCACGAGGTAGTCCTTCCCCCATCGGGGGTCTTCCAAACAAGGACCACCAAATATTCTCAGGTCCTACTTTAGCATTCAACCCCAAAGCAACTCCCTTAAATTCTTTTACGTCCTCTTCATGGTGGATTCCTCCCACCCAACCAATTCTACAAATAGATTTTTTAACAGGCTTTTGCTTAGGCAAATTCCAACAAGGTAAATTATAATCAATTGCGTTACGAACAACAGCCAAATTATGCCGTACAAAAGGAGCAACTCTCTCTGCAAACTTTTGTTGAGTTACAGTTACCAAATCAGAATTTGCGTAGATAACTTTGGTCAATTCTGACAGCCCATTATCTATGTACAAGTCGTACAATCTGTGACCCTTATACAAATCAGTTAAAAGGTCATCTGTGTCATAAATAAAGAACTTGCCTAATTCTTTAGCTGTCTTTAATACCTCTAATGTATAAGGACCCCCAAAATTAGATATGTTTTGGGTAAACACTATATCAGCCCATTGAATATCCTCTGGTACGAAGTCAGGAGGGGGAGGACCGATTCTTCCGTCGTCCGATTTCGTTGCCCCTAAAGGATTTTCATTAAATCTAACTTCAACCTCATTAGGGAAATGTTCCACCAACTTTTGCATAGGCATAATGATTCGATAATAGCTACAACCTCCTGTGTTAGCCGGAACCGCGAGAATTTTAAGCTTTGTGTTTGTTTCGGTCATAAAAAAATGAGGGAGAGTCTCCCCTCCCTCCGTAAAAGAACGAATATCTAATTAGTACAAGATATATCTACAGATTCTTTAGATGGGACAAATAATCCTCATCCTCTCCCTCTGTAGTTTTCTGGTTTGTGGTTTGCCCATCGCCTGCAGAGGTGATTGAGTTTGCCAAGTTCTTCAGGGTTTCATACTCAGCAATTTTAATAAGTCCATGAATATCATGCAATTCCTCCATCCACTGCGCAATCTCTGCATCTGTACCAGCAGGAGTGTTCTTTGGTCTTGGAGCAGATTTATCAAAAGAAGGCCAAGGACCTGTTTTTTCTTTTACAATTTTAAAATCCCAACCGTCCTTCGTCTCGGTCAAATCCCCATAATCATCATCAAAAAACGCATCCAAAATCTTGGAGTAAAGTTTTACACCACATGACAAAATCTTAACTTTATTGTCTCTACGGTCTACAACATTCATATAAAACCTTTGACGTGCTTTAATAGACCTTGCAATCTCAATATTACCATCATCTTTAGTTTTCCAGAGACGATGATTTAAATCGCACATAGGACAAGGTTCCCCTTTTACGCGAGGACAATGATAGTTAGTATCATCAATTCTATGGATTGCAGTTTCTGCGTAAAAATTCTTCTCATCATCTTTCCATGGGAGAATTCTAACATTGGTAGTCCCTTCATCCATCATCAAAAACTTATCCAAGAAATCAGCATTCCCCATTCCAGTTTTATTGATTTGTTCGTATTTTTTTCTTAATTCGTTTAAATTTACCATAATTCTTTATTTTCTATTTTTCTATTTTTCGAGGAAACCCTCGTTACTGTATAATAGCACGTCTAACCTAAATCTGACACCATTTTCACCTCAGCTCTTTTATTTGCAGACATTTGTACAAGACAATCTTTCTGATGGTTTAAAGCATCCACTACATTCTTTGCTAAATTATGCTTATACTGCGCTTCCACCAACTTCACCCTAACCTCTTGCAATTCCGGGAGAGTTTTTATGTAAGCGTTTAGGTTTCCTTGGGTTGCCTTGGTTCCTGACCCTAGAAGTTCTCTCCGATGAACTTCCATAGCTTTTGCTTCTGCGTGCTCTAAGGCAACATTGATTGTATCCAATCTTTTTTTAGCATAGGATAGCACTGCGCCAAAATAAGCGTAAATCGCAGTATGTTTCTCAATCTTTGCATCAATTTCAGCCTCCTGTATGTCTAAGAAATCTGTAGTTATTTCCCTAAAAGACGACTCTAAAGTTTCGTATGTGTCTGTAATATCACTCATCGTTATTAAAAATAAAAGAAAACAACTCAGGATTCTGAGCTGAAAAAAGTTGAAAAACCGAAGTTACCACGTGTGTGAGATATTCATTACCCAGTGTAGGCATTTCATCATCATCCCCCAAACCAAACATGTCGAGATAAACATGTAAAATTTCATGCATCAAAGTTCCTTTATAATCCACTAAGGTTTGGTTAGGGTCAATAGTAATCTTATGTTTGGAAAATTCAACACACCCATACAAACTCTCCTTGTTTAGAGACATCTGCACGATATCAAACACTTTAAACCCTATGTCTAAAACCATTGGGTGTTTCGGTTTATTTTGTCTCTTCGCAACCATTAACCTTTCCTCTGCGCTATAACCAACCGGGTATAATCTATAGATATAGGGATAATAAACCTAGCCTTACCGTTTCGGCTTTTCATAATAAAAAGTCTAGCTTCTCCCCTGTCAAATTCAGCCTCTGATTGGTTAATAGAGAACACCAAATCGCACACTCTAATTTTACCATAGGAATCGGCAAGCTCTGCATCAGTAATAACATCAACCTTTTTCCCTTCCCTATTCGTTTGCGTGGCTGTCCACACTAAGCAGTCATACTCCGTGGCAAAACCTCTAAGCTCCTGCGCAGTTCTCTCCTGTGCTTGATACTCAGGCATAGACGCATCTGCAAGCAAAAGCTCCAAGTAATCAATAACAACAACATCAGGTACAAAATCATGATAATTCCTTAGCTGGTTGAGGTAAGCTCTGAGCCCAGCCACAGTAAGTCTTTTCGTAGGAAACTCTTTAATGCGAAGTTTTCCTACCTTGCTTCCTTGCTGTTGGATAACTTTAAGTCTGCTCTCCACCTCTCCCACGTTAGACCCTAATTCTTCCTGTCTAAATCTGGTGAAGATGCTGTCGAGTCTTTGCGCAATTCTATCCTCCGACATTTCCAAAGAAACGTACACCACATTCTTCCCATCAATAACCGAACGAGCGGCTTGATTCGCAAGAAATAAAGATTTGCCAACCCCAGGAGGGGCGACAACCATCGATAATTCTTTTGAAGCCAATCCACCGTCCAACGCCTCATTAAGAGATTCAAATGGCGTACGGAAGTCTTTACTTCCCCCTTCTTCGGATAATCTACCCCAGCGACCTTGAACGTCCTCAAAATAGTTTAACCCAAGGTCCACATTTCGACCCACGGACAAAGCATTTCGAATTTCTTCAGAAATCGCAGAATAATCTTTTTGGTCTAGAAGCGTAACAGACTTACAAATTGCATCTTTTAGTGACTGCGCTTGTGCGAACTCTTCTACCTTTTCTAGGTAATATTCTTCTTTTGCGAGAGAAGTTTCATCGAACTCATTGATTGCAAAAAGTTCTTCTTTGTAATCAGATAAAAGTTCGGTAGAGGATTTTATTCTTTTAAGCTCCTCTAAAATAACATCATCCGTAGGCAGGGATTTGTATTTTACATAGTAATCTATTACTACATTATACATCTTTTGGTGGGTCGGATACTCGAAGTACCCGGACTTCACCATCGGCATTACCTGTGTGAGAAAGGAACGAGAAGATTTGCTTAAATAAACTATCCCTCGTTGGATATTTTCTGAAAATTCGTATGCCGTCATGCAATATAATAGTCGAAAACGTTAATTTGTACTGCCAAAACCGCCGGAACCTCTATCGGTACGGTAAGAATCCCATTCCAACTCAGTTACAACAGATAATCTCACACGAGGAACTTCATTAATCACCAGTTGGGCTATTCTTTCTCCCGCTGAAATACTAAAAGGAGTGTGATGGTTTAGATTCCTAATTGGAATTTTAACCTCTCCCCTATAATCTGAATCTATGGTTCCCGGAGCATTGGGTATAACCACACCCTGTTTCGCCATAGAGCTTCTAAGCCTCAACTGACCTTCGTACCCTTCAGGGATAACAAAGTGCAGTCCAGTCGAAAGTAAAACACTTGAACCCCCTTCCAAGGTAACATCCTCAGAAACAGCTATATCAAACCCAGCCGCTCCCGATGTTTTATACTCAGGATTTTTATTAGCAGACTTATTTAAAAATTTTACATCAATCACTTAGAAAATCTCCTATGCTCCGATTTCGCATATTCTGCATCTCCCTTATCCATATTCTTAGCAGATTCTCTAACGACCTTCGCCCTCTGCTCGTTAGCTTCCTTTTTTTCTGATTCAGACAATCTCTTCCCCCCTGCCTGTTTAGACCCTTCTTCAGACAAAGACATTCTCGAATAGGGAGACGTTCCCTTATTATACTTAAGAACGTCCTGTGTATTTTTTATTTCATCTTTATACCAACCATCTGCGTAGGACTGTCTAGAAGCATTAACATTATCAAAATTTGGGGTCCATCCCGGTCCCTTCAAATCAAAATTTAGTCTCTGGTCCCCGATATATCTTGTCGCTCTTTTACTGCACATAGGGCACTTAATCCACCGCTTCATTTCGGACATTAAGGAAACCCTTTCAAAGATAGTGTTACAGGGACCACATAAATAATCGTAAGACGGCATTAGAGGTCACACACTCCATTCTTGCAGGAGTCTACAAATTCAACCTTCTCCTCTAACTTCCCCTCACGTAACAAAGTGTCAAGATTGATAGTATCCACGTCCA